ATTATATAAATAGATATGATAGTTAAAAATATAGCCACTGATACCTATATGGTATTGTAAGCATTTCCATAAATAATAGAACGAATTATATAAATAACATTAGAACAAAATTGGAGGATACAACATGGCATTCTATTTAAGTCCAATCGTTGATGTTAACGAAATAGACCTTTCAACAACAATACCCGCAGTGGCAACATCTATAGCAGCCATTATATTAAGGGACACATACAAGGGACCAGAAAGAAAGAAAACACTTATCACAAGTGAAGACACTCTTATTGATACATTTGGTGAACCTACGAATACTGCTAACTGTTATCAAGATATTATGTCGGCTCTTGGTTACCTTAAATATGGAAACAAACTATATTGTACAAGAACAATGCCTGTAAGTGCAGCATTTGCTGGTATTGTAGCAGTAAGTGGTGCTGAAGCAATATTTACAGAAGGCGAAGCATATCAATTAACAGATTTTAACAGTGAAGATCCTGATGAATTTGCTGAAGAAGAAGAAGTAACCGGCACAGATTCAATGTATTTCATCGCTAAATCAAGAGGTGCATGGGGCAATAACATTAAATTGGCCATCATAGATAATTCAACTTACAGTGCGATTGCATCCGGTGGTCATAGTGATTGGGACACATATGCAGATTTAGCAAGTATTGATAATGAATTGGATAGTGATGATGAATTTCTTGTTGCGGTATCAGTCCAAAAACAGGGACAAACATCTTATACATTGGTTGAAAACTTTAATGTATCAACACGTGAAAGAGCATTGGATGACTTAGGTATTTCAAAGTTCTGTGAGACTGCTATTAATGGTAATTCTAAATATATACGCATGTCACTAAATGCAGTTCAGAAAGATGAGGACATAACAATATCAACTTCTTCCTGGCAAGCATTATCAGGTGGCGTAGACGATAATGGCGATACGGTAACAGATGGCGATATTGAACTTGACCTTGATATGTATAAAAATCCCGAAGAAATCGATATCAATATGTTCATCGACTCAAATAAATCAAATGAAGTAAAAAGATATATAGAACAGATTTGTAGTGTAGATAGAAAGGATAGTATGGCAATTCTTGATTGTTCATACTCCGATGTTGTTAACAATGTAGGTAGTGAAGCAACTGCATTAAGAACATATGCCAGAACCACACTTAATACTAATAGTAGTTACGCTGCCCTTTATGGTAACTGGCTTAATGTATATGATAAGTGGAACAATAAATATAAATGGATACCAACATCAGGATATCTTGCAGGTATATTTGCTAATACTGATGACACAAATGACCCATGGTTTGCACCAGCAGGATTAAACCGAGGAATTATAGGTGGTGTAAGGAAACTTGCATGGAATCCAACGCTTGGTGAACGTGATATACTGTACAAAAATGGTGTAAATCCAATAGTAAGTTTCGCTGGCCAAGGTAAAGTTGTTTGGGGTCAGAAAACAACCTTAGCTAAGAGTTCCGCATTTAATAGGATTAATATCCGTAGATTGTTCTTGATATTGGAAAAGGCTATCAGTACAGCTTCTAAATATTTCTTATTTGAGCCTAATGATGAACTTTCAAGAATACTATTGGTTGATATGATTACACCATTCTTACGTGATGTTCGTTCAAGACGCGGTCTATCTGAATATTTGGTTGTATGTGATTCAACTAATAACACACCTGAGAGAATGGATAGAAATGAACTGTGGTGTGACATATGGTTGAAACCAACACATACATACGAATTTATTGTATTAAACTTTATAGCAACTAAAACAGGCGTGTCGTTTACTGAAATGATAGCCGCTACTCAAGTATAAGAGGGAGGAAAAACAATGCCAGGATTTGATATAGAAAGTTTCCGAGGTAATTTCACCGGAGGCGCAAAGTCATATTTATTTTCATATATTCCAATGATACCAACAGGTGGTAGTGGTGACGCATTATCATATTTGGTTAATTCAACATCATTGCCAGCAAACACCATAAGTGAAGTACCTGTAACATGGCAAGGATTTGACTTTAAGATGGCAGGTAAATCGGAATATTCTACATGGGATGTTGTATTTAGGGTTGATAAGGACGCAGTAATTAGACAGAATTTTGAAAGCTGGCAGAGATTTATTCACGACCCTACAAGTAATGTATATAGTTCACCAAATGAGTATATGATGGACCAACATGTTACATTACTTAATGATTCTGGCGGTGAAGTATGTACATATAATTTAATAGGCGCATGGCCAAGTGTTATTAGTGATGTACCTTTGGATTATACATCAACTGATTTAGCTGTATTTACTGTAACCTTTACATATCAGTACCATACAATGAGTCAAGTTAGTTACGACCAGTAAAAATTGAATATATAAGCATTTAATACCCTATTCAAGTAAAATTGAATAGGGTATTTTTATGGTAAATTATGCATAACAAATTTAATATTACCACAATCCCATATTCTATCATAATGTTGTGATTTCATAATTTCCCATTCAGTGCCATTTCCTAAATGCTTAATTTTATCTTTTCTGAAATTAAACCTATGATATCTTTTTGCTGAATTCTTAAAATACCAATAATTAGGTGATGATATGTGATCTTGTTTGAATCCTATTTTTTCATATAAATTACCTACACTCCACCGCCTATCAGCATAAGAAAATATCTCATTCCATTTATAATTTCGTTTAAAATATGATAATAATTTACCAGCAATACCAATAACATAACCTGATGTACAAAATCTACTAAGTTCATATACACCAGTGGTTGTTTTACTACCTTTTGATATATTTCCTTTAGCCATTGTCATAACTGCCACAAGTTCACCATTATAATAAGCACCCAATTTTATTGATGAATTTATGTAACCTTGTATATGATAAGTATCAATAAATGATTTAGCTATTTTTGCTGGTATTTCTGATATAGCACATTTTCTAGCATAAATTTTATTTGTTGATGTTCCCAATATATGTAATAACCTATTTTTTACTATACTATTTTTAGTTAGCCATTCATCTTCAAATATAGTAATTAATTGATAACCTATTTTATTACATAATTCTAATTTATTTAAATGATATTTTCTATATTTTCCTTTGGTCTCACCATGCCAATATAAACCACAATACTCTATTGCTATTTTTTTATTAGGCACAACAATATCCAATTCAAGTGGTTTTATCAATATTCTATCACAAAATATAGCAGATATATCCAATGTTTTAACAAAATTAAATATTTCTAATTCTGCTTTAGAAAAACCGGATGCGCAGTATTTACATCGATGTCCTAATTGCCAGTTTATCCATGATATTTTGTGAATATGACCCTTTGGACATTTATATTTTATTAATTCCCTGTTATTATTATATTTTGTGCTTAATACTTCATATCCTTCCTTTTCAAATTCCGTTTTAATATAATCAAAATCTACTTTTTGACATTGTTTACATCGTACACCACTATTAAATTTACCATATGTTGTACTGAATATATGTTTATTATTACATTCAACTGATAATGTATGGACGCCATTTATATAATCATCTTCTGTTGTTAATAGTTTATATCCATTGTATTCTATTAATTCTTTTACTTTTTTATATGGTGTCCTGTATTGTTTCTTTACCCTTTCCGTGTAATTTTTTGACCATCCACGTTTGCATCCTTTTGATAATAATTTACTCATTTTTTCTTTGTATATGTTATCGGACCATCGTTTCTTTGCATTTACAGAATGTATATGTTTAATTTTATTACCGGAATGTTTATTACGACAACTTCTGCAAAAGTCACCATCAATCTGTTTTATATAAGTTTTGTATATTTGTTTAACGCCCATACCGCATACATCACATGTAAACCATATATATTTATTGCTTCCTTTTGTTAGTTTATCTAATTCACCATTATCAGCTCGTTTTATTAACATATAATAACCTTTAGGAAGTCTTCTCCGATGTTATTTAGTATTTACACATTAAACTTAATATATCATAATAAACCTTACATGTAAACAATAATAGGTACATGATAGATGTTACTGTATTATATTTTTTAGTTCATTTATTATGTTCTGTTTGTTTTTTATCCAATCATCATGCCAAATTACATATAATAGTATTCCTTTTTCTTTACAAATATCCTTTTTTAATTCATCTTTATACATACGATATTCATTAGTTTTATGATACCAACTATTATATTCTATAGCTATTTTTTTATTTGGTATATAAATATCTAATTCTAACCATCTGTTGGTTAATTTATTAAATACTATCGTTCTATTGCTAATATTAATTGTATCTTTATAAAATTCTTTAATAATATCGACAACCTCTTGTTCTTGTCTTGATCTATTATTCAAATGTGAACATTTAATGCATCGCTGGCCTTGTTGAAAATTATTAAATCTTATCTTAAATATATGACCTTTAGTACATTGTAATGTTAATTTAATTCTACTATGTTTATATTCATTACTTAATAATTTATATCCTTCCATTTCAATTTGTTCCTTTATATATTCATAAGTATATGTTTGTTTTTTAGTACGTAATGTTCTTGTGCAGTATGGACATGTGGTGTTGTATTTAAAATGCGTAAATGTTCGTTTAAAATTATTATTACAGATATTACATTTAATAGTTAATTGTTGATTAGAATCTAAATATTTTATTGGTATTAACGTAAATCCATTTTGATTTATGAATTTTTTAACATCATTAAATTTATATCTTTTTTTATTACGTTTATGTTCAATTGCGCATTTTGGACATCGGTGGTTATTCTTATAATTATTAAAATTCATATAATATATATGACCACATATTAAACATTGTATTTTTAATTTATCTTTTGCTTTGATGTATTCATTACTTAATACTTTATCTTTATTAGTTTTTTCAATGTAATTTTTTACATGTTTATATGTAAGTCGTATACCATTCATATGTAATTCCTTTAATATTTGATATTAATATTTATATAAAACAGACTCATGTTAATGTACAAAAACGAAGAAAATAACAATAAAAAACCCTGTATAAATTTCTCTATACAGGGCTTTCATTATATGTTATCTACCGATTAATCAGGCAAATTCTCTACCAATATGTACTGGTAGTATTCTTTTGCGCCGAAAATGTTTGAATGAATTGCATAACGACTCATCAAACCAACCGTTGGTTGCAGTGAGTTTTCGAAGGTTCCCTTTGCTACCATAAGTTGTATATATGGGAGGTAAATAATTCCTGCATCATATTCGGATGGTCCCTTATAACCTACGGTACAATAATCACCCTCACTATGAGATGTGAATGTGTCTCTATATACCGCTAGTCTACCATCAAGTGAACCTACCTTTGATACACCTGTTACGGATGTATTAATGTCTCCTGCTACTGGCTGAATAACGAAAGAACTTAGGCACTCAAGTGCGGCACATACATAAGGAGAAGCGATAACAAAGTTACCTGAGCCCCTACGTGTATTTACAGCTATCTGATTTGCTTTCCTGATAATCTTATTATACAGGGTTCTATATTTTTCAGTCTCCCATCTACCGTCTGCTGATGCACTTGTTGAGAAATCCCAACCACTTGACGATCCTGTACCTGTTGTTGCTACGGTATTAATCGTGTCTATGATTTCCCTATCAATTTCAGCTGTTATTTCATAGGCCAAAATATCAAGCATTTCTTCTTCAAGATCAAGACCATGCATTGCTTTAAGGTCCTGTGCTACTTCAACTGACCATCTACTTCTCAACTTTCTGGTTACAGCTTCAACCTGCGCTTTCTCTACAGTCATGTTAACTTCTTTAATGGCTGTACCTGCTCCGATTCCAAGTCC